CGTTGGCGAGTTCTTTCCAACCGTCGACAGCGTTGAGAGAGAGGACTTTCGGGTTGTTTAGAGGATTCATCGGTTGCTCCTTGAGGGTTAGGGTTGTGAGAGATGGCGTTCCGCTCTTGCGACAGCGGTCCGATAGCGTCGACAGCGTTCTCCGGTCGCTCCAGCGTATCGACACAGACCGAGACCGTCCTCGTTGCGACGTCTCTCGATCAACGTGAGATGACGAGAAGCGACTCGGGCGGCGAGATAGACGTCGAGGAGTTCTTCACAGGCGACTCCGTCTCCTCCAGGTTGACGACAGGTCAACCGACCGTCCTCGGTCCAACAATCGTCTCCGAACATTTGAGACCATCTCGGAGCTTGTTGCCACGCTCCGCAGTGTCCTCCCGAGTTGACCGCTCGGAACTTGTATCGAGATTCGACAAACGCGACAGCACAAAGCCGTTGAGCGCTAACCTCCGGAGTCTGGGACTCAAGACAAGCTTGAGCGAAGACGAAAGCGTCCGGAGTCGGATCGTGTCCCGTGCTCGTCAACAACGAGACGATCCGGGTCGTGAGAAGGATAATCGAGAACAAGTTGATCATGGTCGTCGTCCGTCTAGGGTTGAGAGACTGTCTTCGATTAGTATCGACGCGATCCCTTGCGGGTCTCGCTCAAGCGAACTGGGAAAAGACGATTTAACGTCGAGACCGCTTCTTCGATTGTATGTGCAACGCAGAAGATTCGTCCGTCTCGATTTCTCACGGGTCGTCCGTTTTTATGCATAAGGAACGCGAAGGCAGGTTGAGCATCCGTGGGAGCAAGCGTGACAATTTTGGTCTTCATGGTCGTCTCTCTCGTTCGTCTAGTCGGACCCGTTGTCCGACCTTGTGACTCCCTTTGTAACCGTCTTTGTTTCAACGGTCAACTATTGAGAGACGCTTTTCTTTCGTCCGATGTCGCTTTATCGGACCGGTCAACGATTCGTCGCCCATAAAGTGATCACGGTCGCTCCAGTCGGAGGAAAGCCGACCGTCTCCGGAGCGATGGTATAGACTCCGGATTCGACGAGCTCTCCGAGATTCCAACCCTCCGGAACGAGGACGAGGTCCGGACCTCTCATCGTCGGAGCGGAGTCTCCGATGAGCCAACCGTGATAGACGAGACAGTCCGCCACCGCTTTCTGATAGTTGTCCCAGTCTCCGATATTGCCGGGCATCAATCCCTTTCGAGGTCCAGACTTGCAAGGACCGACAAAGACAGCGGTCCCGAGACGGACGACCCCTCCGAACGGCTTTTCCGCTCGGAACGGGACCGACTGGAGGAACGCAGCGATCCGCTTTTGATCGGAGTGATAGGCTTGCGCTTGAGGACTCCAGTCTCTCCGGTTCGTCCGCTTAGCTGCGACAATCCTCCAGGGAATGACGACTCGGAGGAGCGCATCGTCTAGGTTCCGACTCAACTCCAATCGGAGGTCAAAGGTCTTCGTCATCGTTGAACTCCGTCCAGTGTTTCGGGGTCGGTTCGGCTCTCGGTCGTTCCGGTTCAATCGCAGACCTTCGACGAGTTCTCGGGACTTCGACTGTCTCCGACTCGTTCCCTCCGAGAGCGGATTGGAAAGCTTGAATCGTCCCAGCGTCCGGAGGCTCGAATCGAGCGGACTCAACAACGAACTTGAATCCGACGGAACCTTCGACAGCGAAGTCCGACCGAGCCTTGAGAGCGTAGACATTGGAGACTCCGAATCCGCTGGAGACGACTCCGGTCCGGTCCGCTTTTCGAGGTCTCCAGACCGAGAGGATATTGTCGGCCATTTGTTTCAGACCGGAGCTTCCCTTCAGATCGCTCATTTGGATGATCCGGTTGTCTTTGTGCTTTTCGTCGGAGGCGTGATGCTGTCTCGGATGCGCTACAACAACGACGTGTGTCTTCGTATCGACAGCGACCTCCGCTAGCATCTTCATCATGCCATCCAACTCGGTCCGCTCGTGCGGTCCCTCCTCGATCATAAAGTGAAGATGGTCGATGAGGGTAAAGCGGACTCCAAGTCTCCGGATAGCGTAAAGGAGCGTGTTCCTCATCGGCTCCAGTCGGATCGTCCCGTAACGGTTGAGCATCCAGATCGGGAGCCCCTGGAGTTGATCGAGAGCGATATCGAGAGCGCTGTCGCTCAACTTGTCCGGAGCGGACTGGGACCATTGACGGACCCATTTGTCTAGCTGCCGAGACGCTCCCATCTCGAAAGGACAGACAAGGGACCGGACTCCTTGAGTCGCCATCTGGAGAGCCCATTGAGAAGCAAACGTCGACTTCCCGGAGCTTGTGTCTCCGGTGACGAGTGTGATCTCTCCGTCTCGGACTCCTCCGAGAACGGAATCGAGGTCGGTCCAGCCGGTCGATATCCCTCTCGGATTCGAGTTCCGGAGGTCGGACTTGTACCGCTCCCGGAGCGACTCGATCCGGACGACGGCATCTCCTCCGGCAGCTTTCGCTTGCTCAATACAACCTCGGACGTCGAAGCGGTCTCCGAGACCTTGCAACGCTTCGTTTGCGTCCTTGTATCCGGTTGGCCAACTCCCGACTCGGACCCGATGAGCTCCGAGCTTCTCGGAGAGCGCTGTCGCTCCCTTTCGACCCGCTTCGTCGGAGTCATATATGATCACGATGTCGTCGCACGATTCGAGACGGACGTTCCAACTGTCGCTCCAGCCGGTCTCTCCGGTCGTCGTTGAGATGACGTTTCCGAATCCCGCAACAACGACCGAGATCGCGTCCAGTTCTCCTCCGACAACGAGGAGCGTCGTCGTTGAGTCGATCCCGTTCGGAGCGAACAAAGCCGACTCTCCTCCAGCGATTCGACGAAAGGTCTTCTCCGCTGGAGGGATCGACCGGAGTTTGACGCAAGAGACCGAGTTCGGGTCCGGTCGTCCGTCCTTCGACCATGCGGAGAACGTCGGAATGACGAGCCAACCGGGACCGATCTCCGGCTCCGGCTCGGACTCGGTTCCTGGAATTCTCCGTCTCGGTCTCGCTTCGGTTGCAATCGTCCCGTCGGGACTGGACGACCATCCGAGACGATATCGCTCGGCAATCGAGAGCGGAATCTTCCGGCTTTCGAGATATCGTCTCGCAATCGAAGCGAACTTCCCTTCGACGAGAGCGGTCGTCCAGCGCTCAACGTCCGTCGCAGCGGTCGTCGACTTGAGCTCCCGAGTCATCCTTTCGACAGCGACCGTCTCCGGATCGGCTCCGCTGGAGTCTCGGACGTCGTATTGGAGACCGAGCGCTTTCTTTAGGGCATACTCGTTCCCTCGTCCGTCGCAGCGCTTACAATGCCACACGAAAGTCTTGAGGTTCACATACAGATGATCCGGCTTTCCGCACGCGTGACAGTCCGAGACTCCCTCGTTCCCTCGTCGCTTGAGCGGAAGTCCGTTTCGTCGGAAGAACTCCTCCGGATTGTCTTGCATCATGAGACTCTCCTTCTCCGAGCTAAAGTCTGGAGAGCGACTCTTTCGACCTCGTCGCTTGTCCCGTCTTCCGGAGCGGAGAGCCATCTCTCCAGCCGCTCAACCTTGAAAGCGTGACTCGTGTCCGTATATCTCCCCTGAACGTGCCAGTCGGACAGCATCAAACCGTCGACGGCTTTCTTGAGTTGATCGACCGAATATCCGTCTCGGAGCCGAGCTCGGACGATCCCGAGTCTTGCGCTTGTGTATTCAGTCCGTTCCGGTCTCCCGGTCTTCGTCCTCCAATACTCCAAGACGAGCAAGACCTCGGACTCGTCCGGACTTGCTCGTCGGGACTCCGGGTCGGAAAGCTGGAACTCGTCTCCGTTCCAGGTAGGTTGTCCGTCTTCGGGCAACGCAGCGATCACCGCTTCCATTCCTCCGAACGGGTCCAGTCGGTCAAACTCGATCTCGATCATCCGAGAGAGGTCCGACCGTCGGAATCGGACGGTCTTCGCTCCCTTGGAGAATCGAATCTTCGCAGCGAGCCAAACCACCCGAGCTCGGAGACGTGCAACGTTGACGAGTGTTTCGTCCGTCCTTGTCATCGTTGCATCCTCAAAAGGGAGTGACGTCGTCGTCGGCGAAACCGTTTCCGGCTTCTCCGTCCAGCGGAGGGAGCATCGTCTCTCCGTATTCATCCCGGAGACGAGCGACGTCGGACTTCGTCGGAGGAGCGAAGAAAGCCGCTTCGGTCTTGTCTCGCTTCTCTCCCTTGTATTCTTCCGAGGTCGTCTTGACCGTGATCCGGACGATACGGTCGAGGAGCGCTTCTTCGACCGCTTTCCGGTCTCCAGCGTCGAAGACAGCTGTCGATCCGCAAGCTCGGAGAAACCGGACGAATCGAGGGAGCGCTTTCTCGGAGAGCCAAAAGCGATTGAATCGAAGGGATCGTCCCTTCGCTGGACTAGCAGGATCGTGGACAGTGAACGTGACTTCGACAAACGGAGTTCCGGACTTGGAATGGTCCGGGAAAGCGTCCGAGATGAAAGCGAGATATTCGCCATCGGGAAGCGACTTCGGAGCAAGCTTGGCATCCCATTTGTGATCGGCAGCGTTGATAAGAGTCATCGGAAGAGTCCTCGGCTGAGAGTTGGGAGAAGGGAGATCGTCTTATTAGAGGCGACGACGAGTTGGAACGGGAGTCGCTAAAGTCTGGACTTCCGGGACTGGAGAGGTCTTGTCGAGACTCGGAACGGAGACGAAGTCCGACGAGTCGCAGTCCTCGGACGCAACCGAGAGATCGGGAAACGAGAAGCGGAGCAAAGACCCGAGCGTCGTTTGTCCAGGAGTCCGAGTGTTGACCGTTACCGCTGGCCAACCGGGAGCGGGTTTCGTGATCGCCGTTGAGGTTGCGGAGCTCCAACGGATGAGATGTTGGAGCGACTCTCCGGACCTCCGGACGGTCGCAAGTCCGACAGCGTTGAAATACTGTCCCATTGAGAACGGGAGTTTCTGTCCGGATAACATCGGGAGCGTTGTACGGACTTGTTGATCGTCGGTCCGGTCTTCGGCAAGGAACAAGAAGACCGTTGAGCAAGGGAGCGCTCGTTGTTGACTCCAGACAGCCTCGCAACCGGAGGTCAACTGACCCCATTTCTCAATCGTGAGATTGACCGCTCCCGAGTCGAAGTCCAGTCGATCCCGAGTCCCGGATTCGACTCCAGCGAGCTTGTTGACCGCTAGACGCTGGAGGTCCGTAAAGCTGTCGACGACGAGCGTTTGAAATACAAACGTCTCTCCCTCGATAGTGACTCGGGAAGCCGGTTGTCCGTCGATCTCGGTCGGTTGTGCAAGTTTGACAGCGTCGAAGACCCTCCGGAAGTCCTCCCAGCTTTCGACGAGGACGACCATCGCTTGAGGGTTGGCAGTCTGAATTGATGCAAGACCTTGAGGTTCGGTCAAGACGATCAACGGTCTCGGAGACCGAGCCGCCCATTCCGTCTTTCCGGCGCCGCTTGCTCCGACGATGGCGATCTTGAGGTGTGGCTGTCGCTTGTATGATTCTTGAGCTCGTCCGATTCGCATCTTCTTTCCTTTCGTGTGTGCAACCTTCGTTGCGTTGTCGGCCGTCAAGGAGTCTTGACGGTCAAGTTGTCGTCGTCTCCGAGAGTTCCGAGTGTCCGTCCTTCGACTTGTCGACACTAAACCCGATCACGTCCTCCGGAGACCATGAGAGACAGATCGAGGCATAGGCGCAAAGTCGGTTGTATTGCCAACAAAGAGACGGCTCTCGGACGAAGCTCGATCCGTGTTTCTGGAGCGCTTCCGAGACGACCTCTCCC